AGAAAAGTCTGATCAAAAGTAATAATGTGGGGATGGCAGAGCGGCCCAATGCAACAGTCTGCAAAACTGTAAATCCGCGAGTTCAAATCTCGCTCCCTACTCCAAATAAAGGTTGACAACAAACCTAAATTGTTGTATAATATATTTTTAAATGAAAGAGGTACTATATGAAACGAAAATCTCGTAAACTATAGTGTCAATTACTGACCCCGTATATGGTCAATGGTTGGCACATTAAAGACAATTTAATATGCACAACCCTCACAAACATTAAGGTGATGTAACCGGCTCTTAACCGGTAAAACACGGATCGTTACCGTGGTGTGGGACCATATACGGGCTTGAAACTTTAAAGTGAAGTATCGGACTTTTAATCCGACTAACTCGGAGCGTTACCGAGCAGGCCTACCATATAAAAACACATTCTACCCGTCACTTGCAGGAACGGATGTTGAGTGAACGGCGAAAAAACCCGTTTGAGTGTGTTCCTATATGGTAAAGAATAAAGAATAAAGAATAAAGAATAATGGAAGATTGGCAGAGTGGCCGATTGCGTCAGTCTTGAAAACTGAAGGCTCGAAAGGGTCCGTGAGTTCGAATCTCACATCTTCCTCCAAGTTAAGGATCGGTTCAGCAAATAATTATACATTTGACTTCTAATCAAAACCGTAAAAAAACGATCCTGTTATATATCTCCTTAGTGTAATGGCAGCATACCGGTCTCCAAAACCGTTAGTCTAGGTTCGAGTCCTAGAGGGGATGCCAAAGATTTAATAATGCCCTGGTGGCGAAATTGGTAGACGCACCAGATTTAGGTTCTGGCGCCGAAAGGCGTGACGGTTCGAGTCCGTCTTAGGGCACCATAAAGAAACTCGCCTTGATTGATGGCGTATAATGAGATAAGTAATCAATCACAAATTTCGGGGGATTAGTATAATGGTATTACGGCAGCTTTGCAAGTTGTTTACAACAGTTCGATTCTGTTATCCTCCACCAAGTTAAGGATGCTTCCAGCAAATAAAAAAACTTTTATCATTCAAAAGCAAAACAGCATCCTGTTAAATATGCGTGATTAGTTCAGGGGTAGAACGCTATCTCGACAAGATAGAGGGCAAAAGTTCAAATCTTTTATCACGCACCAAAAATAAGATAAATAATTACGCGGGGAGGGTCCGGTCACCAGCGAGGTCTCATAAGCCTTTGCCATCCTTGGTTCAAATCCAAGCCCCGCAACCAATCAACTGCTCGGTATGGTGAAATGGTATCACTCACCGAAATTTTCAAAATTTTCTCCCGGTAGTTTAATGGTAGAATTTATGGTTTGGGACCATATGACGAGTGTTCGATTCACTCTCGGGAGACCACAACAGATAAAACTCTTTCGTAAACTTAAATAAAAATTTATTGAAGTGTCCAATCTCTGCAATAAGCAGTTGACTTAATAGAAGAAATACAGTATAATACAAACATATAGTAAGCCTCGGTAGTTTAATGGTAGAACGCCATCCTTACACGGTGGATACGGGAGTTCAATTCTCCAACGAGGTACCAAACATAAAGGAACGCATTGTATGTCAAAATCAGAAGATGTAATAAATCGTGCATACAGAAATGTTCCTAAAGAAGTTCCGTTAGTTAATATGAACCTTGATAGTTTTTCTTTTAGAGGAATTAGATACTATTGGTTGTTATTAAAGCGAAAATTCACAAGATAATGCGGGTATGATGTAATGGTAACCTATAACTTTGCCAAAGTTAATTTGAGAGTTCTATTCTCTCTACCCGCTCCAAATTTTTTATAATATGGCACATCAACAACAATTTGATTTTATTCAAACACTGAAAACAAAATATCCAACTTACTTTTTCAATAAAAAAGTATTAGAAGTGGGTAGTCTTAACATTAACGGTTCAATAAGAATATTCTTTACTGAATGTGATTACTTAGGGATTGATGTAGGTTCAGGACCAGATGTTGATTTAGTATGCGAAGGTCAAAAGTTAACTCAGCCAGATGAAACATATGATACAGTTGGTAGTTGTGAATGTTTTGAACATAACCCTTATTGGGTAGAGACATTTAACAATATGTACAGAATGACTAAACAAAAAGGTTTAGTGTTTATGTCTTGTGCTACAACAGGTAGAGCCGAACACGGTACTACTCGTACTAGTCCACAAGATAGTCCATTAACAGTTACGAATGGTTGGGAATATTACAAAAACTTAACCGAACAAGATTTTAGAAAACACATTGACATTGACAGTATGTTTAATGAATATGAATTTCAAGTGGGTGCGCCGCATCCCGATTTATATTTTTATGGCATTAAAAAGGAGATAGTATGACTGAATCTAGAGCGAGATATACTAGCCAAGAGGCAGCAGAGATGATTGGTAATCGTTTTGAAATGGTTCTAATCGCAACCGCAAGGGTTAGGGAACTCAAACGAGGGCACAAGTCTAAGCTAGCTAAACCCACAACTGCAGGACCAATCGTTACTGCATTGATGGAAATTGAAAAGGGCCTAGTTGGCCGAGAGTACCTTAAACAAGTACGATGATAATTCTAGGGATGAATACAGCATTTAACCACTTACTTAATTGCATAGAAAGCGGTCGTAGGACAGTAGCAATACTTCTAGGTAACTAGACGCTCAAGGAATGTATGACAGATTGGAAAGACAATCTATGTGTTCACTACAGAAAGCCGAGTGTGAATAGTCAACATGAATTGTTGATAGGGTCTGAGTGTTATAATTGGTCAGACCAGAAAATAAATAAATTGACACAATCATCCCGTTTACCCAAAATGTATTTACAACAACAAGAAACTAAGCTATAATAAACGCTTAGACAACGAGATTTAGGATCGGTTCAGCAACACCATAAAACTATGGCCGATAGTCGGCGATAACTTCAAAGACCATCAACGTGAGTTTGGATTTCTCACTTAAAACAAAAAGTACAAAACGATCCTGTTAAATTTAGGTTAACATCAAAGATGCTGAGCCGTTCTTTACGAGTTTTGTAAATTCATAACGAGTTATTGCCAAAGATTTGCAAGCAGCTATGATTGAACTATATCGTATATTAAATACCTCGCACCCAAATCCAAATTTAGATTTCTTACCAATAAGCCTATTTGCAATTTTTTGATTCGTAACATTGCTACGTACTTTAGATATTCCCCTAGTTCCTCTTGATATCCTTGCACAAATTTCAGAAGTTTTGGGAAGTTTGTTAAAAATATTAAAATATGAATTTGGTCTTGCGCCACCCATTAGCCCGTCCTCTATTACTAAGTTGGCCCATTCGGCACTATTAACAATATCATATAGTTCTGAAAACGCAATTGCAAAGTCAAATAATTCAGTCTTATCAACAAACTTGTAAGACCACAGAGTCACAACGTGCTGTTTGCCGTGTTTGTTGAGGTGGTTAGCCCAATATTTACCCGACCCTAGATACTTAATATGATCACTGCAAGTAGTTTTACAAAAATATTTTAATCCAGTGACGCTATGTTGTTTAACACAAAGCCACGTAGGTTTATAAATAGACATGCTGATAGTTCCTTTTCAACTGTTAGAGCGGGTAGATGTTGACGCATCGTGACCCGCACTCTTATTTATCAATTACCCGAAATAGTTGATACAATCTCGTTTTCTGTATATAATACAGATTCATAAGTTTAGTTACAGCAACTAATTTTTAATCAACCCTAAACTGAAAAGGAAAATAAAATGACAACTTTTGTTGAAGCCGTTAATAACCAATCCGCCCGTACTACAAACGGTATGAAGGCTCGTCAGTCAACAGCTAACGCCTGTGTTGACTTATTCTACACCATCGGCGCAAGTCGTGGTAAGAACATTATCCCTCAATTCACCGCAGCTTACGTTGAGAATGCCGATCTGGCATTGCGTATTGTTCAATGGGCACGTGATGTCCGTGGCGGCGCAGGTGAACGGGAAATTTTCCGTCAAGTGTTGACTCACTTGGAAAAGACTAACCCAGCTGATGCTGCTCGTCTTATCACTAAGGTGCCTGAACTTGGTAGGTTTGATGACTTGCTAGTTTTTGAATCTAAGGAAATGAAGGCTACTGCATACGCATTACTAGGTGACTATTTGCGTCAAAAGAATGGTCTTGCTGCTAAGTGGACTCCACGTAAGGGCAAGATTGCGGCTGAAATTCGTGAATTCTTCGGTATGAGCCCAAAGCAATATCGTAAGACTTTGGTTGGTATGACAACCGTTGTTGAATCACAAATGTGTGCAAATGACTGGGATAACATCAACTACAGTCACGTTCCAAGTGTAGCGCATAGTCGTTACAAGAAGGCTTTCGGTCGTCACGGTACAACTTATGCTGAGTACATCAATAAGTTGGTTAAGGGCGAAGCAGGTGTGAAGATCAATGCTAACGCAATCTTCCCGCATGATGTACTGAAGGGTCGTATCGGTAACTACGGTACAACCAAGTGGTCTGCTACTGAATTGGGTGCTATTGAAGCACAATGGGCTGCATTGCCTAACTATGTTGGTGAAGCTAGCGTATTGCCTCTAGTTGACGTTAGTGGCTCTATGACTAGCAAGGCAGGCAAAAAGGGTGACACTACTTGTTTGGAAATTGCAGTTTCATTGGGATTGTACTTTGCTGACAAGAACAAGGGTAAGTTCAAGGACTGCTTCTTGACTTTCAGCGACAATACCAAGTTGGTGACTCTTAAGGGTTCTATCAACCAAAAGATTGATCAAATGATCAGTTCAGATTGGGAAATGAGTACAAACCTACATGGTGCGTTCAATCAAATCCTTAGCACTGCGGTTAAGAACAAGGTATCACAAGCAGAAATGCCTGAGACACTGATGATTTTCTCTGACATGCAATTTAACGCTTGCGTTAAGTATGATGACAGTGCAATGGAAATGATCGCACGTAAGTACAGTGAAGCAGGATACGAATTGCCTAAGGTAGTTTTCTGGAACTTGAATGCTAGCGGAAACGCTCCAGTTGAGTTTGACAAGAGTGGAACCGCTCTTGTATCAGGATTCTCCCCAGCGATTGCTGCTAGTGTATTGGGTGCAGACCCAGATGCATTTAGTCCTGAAGCAATTATGCTTAAGGCTGTGATGAATAGTCGCTACGATTTGATGTAATAATCAATGATTCAAAAGAAATACCCGGCTCGCCGGGTATTTCCATATGTTGACAATAAATGGTTGTAGTGCTATAATACATCTATGTATCAAGTAATAGGTAAAACAATAACATTCAATGTGATGACATTGAATGAAGCAATGAGTACAGCTAAGGCTATGAACGAGTTTGTGACCATCAAAAGTGCAGACTTTGAAATGGTAGGTATGTTCGGTGTTGATAGTGTAGTAGATGGCAAGTGTCCAGATGGTGTCGCATACACATGGAATAAGGCAAGTCGCATAGGAGCGACAAGACGAAGATAAGGAGTGGATGCTATGATAGTTGCAAAATTTGACGGACGTTGGGTTCACGTTGTAAAATTTATGCGTGATGTAGCTTTCAGTGCCGACAAAGACTGGTTTATGGTTAACTTTGATTTTGAAAAAGTTAAGCGTAAACGTGAACAATTTATGTGGGTTCCAGCAGTAACACGTTTTGAATGTATCAAAGAATTTGTAGGAGAATAATATGGCTCATAAACATCAAGGTCAACTAACATCTGCTCCCCAATGGTGGAAACACTTGAAAGATTGGAAGCGGGTGTTTTGGAAAACAGAACGTCAAGCACAAAAACAAGATACTAAGAAAAGAGAAAAAGAATGAAAACATGGGTAACATCAGATTTACATTGGGGACATGCAAACATCATGAAATTTTGCCCAGTATCACGGGCAAGATTTCGCAATGATGTGGCTTACATGAACGAAGCCATGATCAAGGAATGGAATGCGTTAATCGGCACTGCTGACCTTGTTTATATTTTGGGCGATGTGGCATTTTTGCCCGCTCCAAAAGCAACCGAATACATGCGCAGGCTGAATGGTACTAAGATTTTGGTTGAGGGTAATCACGATAAGAAACTGTTAAAAGATTTTCAATTTCGTGCAGAGTTTGGTGAAGTACATCCCTACTTGGACATCAACTACAATGGAACTAAAGTTGTGATGTTTCATTACCCTATTGCAGAATGGGACCAAATGCATCGTGGTAGTGTTCATTTGCATGGTCATTTGCACGGTAGTACCAGCGGCATGGAAAAGTTTCGCTGTCGTGATATGGGAATAGATGCTACTGGTATGATTGCAATCACCATGGAAGATGCAATTGCTAGTGCATTGAAGGGTGAAATCAAAGGTCATCACGTTTGACATTTAATTACTGTTCTGCTATAATTTATAGCATAGACAGTAACAGACAGGAGTAGAAGAATGAACAAAGATGAATTGAAGGAGTTTGTACTGAACAACTCAAAGTTGGTTAGTATGAAGCCTGCCGGCGATGGTATCTATGTATTAAAGTATCGCAAGAGTGTATTCTACGATAACTTGTGGAATGACTTCTTAGAAGAATGTCGCGGTACCATCGTTGATGCTGACTTCAATGTAGTGTCACGCCCGTTTACAAAAATCTACAACTATGGTGTTGAAGCTAAGGCACCTGTGTTAGCAGACAATACTTTAGTTACTGCTTATCGTAAGGTAAACGGTTTTATGGTGGCTATGACATGGTATAACAACGATATCCTAGTGTCTACTACTGGTTCAACTCAAAACGACTATGTGGACTACGCCAAGGAAATGATGTTGAAGCATCAGTGCTGGGCTGATTGGCAAATGGAAATTCTTGCAGCCAAAGGCATGACCTTGATGTTTGAATGTGTTCATCCAAACGACCCGCACATTGTTCCAGAAGATGCAGGCATGTACTTTCTGGGTCACCGTGAAAACACCTGGGACTCAACAGTAGAGATGTACGGTGTAAGCAAGTCCAACTGGGTTCAAAACTATGCACTGGCATGTTTGAAGTGCAACTATGCAGAATCCTATGTTTTGCCTTTGAGTGAGTTGGTAGCAAAGTCAAAGCAGGTTCGTCATGAAGGTTTTGTTTTCTACACTGTAGACGGAGTTTCTGCAAAGATCAAGAGTCCATACTACTTGACTTCAAAGTGGGTTGCTAGAAATCCACGTACCGATAAGTTAGTAAACATGGAAGCTGATATCAAGAAGAACTTGGATGAAGAATATTATCCTCTGGTTGACGCTATCCGTGCTAACATTGTTGATTACACTGCAATGAACGAACAAGAACGTTTAACATGGGTTCGTAACTATTTGGAACTGGCATGAAAACTAAGTGGAGTCATCTGCCAAATGCAGGGCATATTGACCGTGTAATAGCATCAGCAAAGGCACATCCTGAGTTTTGGGGTGCGGCTCGGGCGGCGGCTCGGGATGCGGCTCGGGCGGCGGCTTGGGATGCGGTAGAGAATGCGGCTAGGAATGTGGTAGAGAATGCGGCTAGGCATGCGGCAGGGAATGTGGTAGTGTATGCAGCTTATGATGCGATTGCTGCACTCGTCGCCTATGATGACTGTGCCCAGTATCTTGGCATGACCAGTGATCAATTAAAAATGTGGGCAATACTCAGTGAGGAACCTGCTGCTATTTTACTATTGCCAGCAGTGACGGCATTTGAGAAAATTAAAGAATTGGAGTTAGCATGAAAGAAAGAATTCAAGAACTAATGAAACAAGCTGGTACAGATGTCAGCGGCAAATGGATGGGCGTGGACCACGCAACAAAATTCGCCGAGTTGATTGTGCAGGAATGTGCTGAAGTTTGTTATGACCATAGCAATGCTGCTGGTGGGGTTGATACTGATTTTGGATACGGGTATAAAGATTGCGGAGATGACATTAAACGACATTTCGGAGTTGAAGAACGTGCTATTCCAATTTTGTCAGATGATGAGGAAGCACTATTATCTGGTATTACATCTAGTAAATTGTTTACCATTGAGGCTGCAAAGAAAGCATTCGGAGTTAAAGAATGATGTCAGTTCGCCAATGGAGTGTACGTCATGCTCGGGGCTTAGAGATTTTCTACAACCTTTTTGAACGCATTGTGGTTGCTCTACATCCTGTATGGAATTTCATTGGTTATGATAGGTTAGAACGGCCTGTAGCTGCTGTAGAAAAACTAGTCAAAGGTTTCTTGTTTGATTGTCAAATGTGCGGACAATGTATGTTGAGTAGTTCAGGAATGAGTTGTCCTATGAACTGTCCAAAATCTCTGCGTAACGGTCCTTGTGGCGGTGTCCGTGCTGATGGTGGTTGTGAAGTTAAACCCGATATGCGGTGCGTTTGGCTTGAAGCCTGGGATGGTAGTCAACGCATGAAAGCAGGAAGGCTTGCAATCAATATAATACAGGCTCCAATTGATAACCGAAATCTTAAAAAAAGCTCTTGGCTAAGAATAGCCCGACAAAAGAATGGGGTTGAAGAATGAAATGCGATAAATGTGGATATGATGACAAGGGTACAGGCGACACTGCCCATGTTTGTGGACCAATCAAACTAAAGTTAAAGCATGTTGAATTGCACGAAGAACATGACCGCTTTGAAGAACACATGGCTAAAGATGAAAGTCACGTGCCAGTCTCAGAACAAAGTTTAGTATTTCGGTTGCGTAAACGTGCAGAAATTCGCAGACAGATTCAAGATCGCAAAAGTGTAATTGAAGGTAAACCAGATCGTATTGCTGACTTACTAGAAGAAGCAGCAAACGAGATTGATAAATTAAAGAATAGGTGATATAATGTTTATTCAGAATTGTGCTGCAACTGATATCAGTAGCGGAATGTGGTATAAGGATCCGGGACAGAATAGTATGCTAATTAGCATTACTGATCCAGCAGGTTGGAAGCCTGAAGCCAAGCACAACTTCACAGAGCGACACAATTTTGAGTTCCTTGACATTGAAGCCAATGACTATTCAATGGAAGAAGATTGGAAAGTTAGTGATGTGCAGGCAGTTGAACTTGTTCGTTTGTTACAACATGCAAAGGACAATGACATGAATGTTATTGTACATTGTACTGCTGGAATTTGTCGTAGTGGAGCCGTGACCGAAGTTGGCGTTATGATGGGCTTTGAGGATACTCATGCAGTACGTCAGCCTAACTTAATGGTCAAGCACAAGATGATGAAGGTTCTTGGATGGACCTATGATGCTAACGAAAAGACTGAGCCAAACAACTGGCGCGGAATGCAATTTGAAGGAGAGAAATAATGCCTAAGTGTTATCAATTAATTGGAGTACCAGGCTCAGGTAAAAGCACTTGGGTTGCTCATCAAGAGTGGGCAGATAAGTGTGCATATATTTCTACCGATACCTGGGTAGAAGATTATGCACGAGATATGGGAAAGACTTATAACGAAGTATTCAAAGAATATATGCCCGAAGCTATTGATATGATGATTAACGATGTTGTTAAGGCACGTGGCATGGACAAGGATATAATTTGGGATCAAACTTCTACTACAGTTAAAAGCCGTAAGAAGAAGTTTAATATGTTGCCTGGTTATGAACATATTGCTGTGGTGTTTCGTACTCCTGAAAGTGAAGAACTAGCAAAGCGGTTAGCAAGTCGTCCTGGTAAGAACATTCCCGACTATGTTGTGCGTACTATGATTGATGGATTTGAAATGCCTACTCTAGCAGAAGGGTTTATTGAAATCATTCATGGATAATTATATGTAAATCAAAATAGGACCTTCGGGTCCTATTTTTTTGGATAAAATTTGTGTTTTTATAATATACGTATAAATAGCAGTATCATGTTTCAATTTATCACAGACCTTTCACACACATTATTAAGTTTTATAAAAGACGATCCTGTTCGTCCTGAAATATCTACTGATTTTAGAGTTAGCGACGGCAGGGTTGTTGCTGCACTAACTGATGAAGAACATAATCCAGAAGCAATGGTATGTGTTAGCTTCCATGACTTTGTTCCTGAAGGTCTAGAAGATTTAAAGAAAACTGCTCAAGTGCCCACAACGGCCATATTTTATACCATTTGGAGTTACAAAAGCGGCAAAGGTGCAGAATTGCTTATACAAGCTGTAAAGGGAATTAAAGCACAATATCCTAGCGTTACTAGATTTGTGACACTAAGCCCCAAGACTAACTTAGCCCGCAGGTTCCATCTTAAGAACGGGGCTATCGTTTTTAGAGAAAATATAGATACTACAAACTATGAGTATCTGACAGAATCCCCCGAGAAATTTTCGGCTACTCCGTTGTAAAAATACAACACTACAAATTGCTCAAAAAGTAAGCATTTCACATAGTAAAATTCAACTTCATCCCGTAAAATTGCTTATTTTGTGAGTAGTTACTAACTTGACATTAAATGGTTTCGGGTGTATAATACACTTATGAACTTGAAAATCACCCGTAAGCGTAGAACTGATCGTAATCAAGTGTTATACTTTATACAAGATACAGTAACATTTGAATCCTACGTTGGTTTGACTGCTGTATGTTTCGCAGGAAATGTGCGTAAGACATTGACCCGTCGTATGCAAAAGCATATGCAACGGGCATTGACTGAGCAGAAGAATTGGGGTTTGTCTTGTGCATTGCGTGAGCGTGGCGCCGAGCGTTTTGTTTTCGGGGTGATTGAGATTGTGCGTGGCAAGCGTCCTGCACATAGCCGTGAAACAGAATTGATTAACACATTGCGTCCAGCATTGAACACTTTCGGAGTTAAGTAATGAACGAACGAATTCGAGAACTTGCTAAACAGGCTGGATTCTATCCTGAGAATAACTGGGATCATACCAATTGGCATGCCGCTGGTCACAATCCGACGTTTGAAAAGTTCGCCGAGTTGATTGTGCAGGAATGTTTGACTCAGGTTGACAAGGTGGATGCTATGCTTGATGATCCCAAAGAAAAAGTAGGAGTATCCTGGGTGGGATTGGCAATTGCAAAACATTGGGGAATTGAATAATGAACGAACAAATTGAAAAACTTGCTGAACAGTGCTACGAAACAGGTCCAATTGGCAAAGATGGTTGGCCAGAATACAGCAAATTCAATTATAAAAAGTTTGCCGAGTTGATTGTGCGAGATTGTATGGAAGTTGCCAGTCCAAATTATATGAGCACACCAGAAGATAGTGTGTATTATGTTGAACAGGCTATTGATCGGATAGCAGAACATTTTGGAGTTGAAGAATGAACGAGGGTGAACAAGCGGGACGCCGGGCTCAGGTAATGCTCTACATGGTATTGTTTGCTGTATGGTTCAATGTTGCTTGCATTGTGGCCTGGATTTACAGAGAGTGGTTTTTATGAACGAACAAAGAATTCGAGAACTTGCTGAACAGGCCAGCACACATGCCGAAGAAACTGTTCACTATTACATGGGACAATTTGATGGGCTAACGTGGGAAGC